AGCAGGCTTTTACACCCCGCGTCAATATACCCTCTGTTCTAGGTGGGTAGCGCGCGGCATAATTTGAAAGGAGGCCTGGGATGTTGATCCCTTGCCCAGTCGACGAGTCGCGGCTCCATATCCTGGAGTCGCAGCTCGGCGGCGTGCGAGAAGGTTGTGCGGCAGACTTCGTGACTCCATTAGTGGCGCCACTCAAGTGTTCTCGCGACGCAGGTCGCGCCTTGGTTGCGTCACTCTGGTCAGACTTCTGTCAGCTCTCCACGTTACCCCCTTGGCTGGCCGATGTTGAAACGGCACAGCGGGCGAAACACGGCTCGTATTCCCTACGAGCGCCCTATTCGATGCAGCCACCGGTCCCTTGTGGGCCCCGGCCTGACTCGCTGAGAATGGGTGTGTTGAAGTACTTTAGCCCGCACCCGACAGCGATTAATACCCAGCTGTTGCGGGATGCAGCCAAGACAGTGAGAGTTTGGGTCAGGGAAGGCAGCTTGCAAGCACTGTCCACAGTGCAGGCCGCTGTTGCCTTTCGTAAGAAGGCCGGTTGTGGTTGGCCTTACTTTGTAAGTGCGAGTGTTTCACCCTTAGAGTATCTGCACATTGCAGAACGAATCCGAAATGATGGATTCGATTTCGTGAATGCGCGGAATCAACCGGGCGTCATTGGCGTTCGGGGACAAGCTAAGGGTCCAGGACACTATGCTAAGAATCGTGTAATCTTTGGGTTTCCGCGTGGTTTGAACATACTTGCAAAGCAAGTATTTCAACCAACCTTCAACTGTCTAAGCCAACTGCCGCATTTTGCGGCTTGGCGATCACGTTATGACGTTGATAAGGGTGTGACGCGGTTATTCGGGAAAGCGAAACGCCGGAATATTCTTTCGGTGGACTTCTCGAATTTCGATGCTACGGTCCCGAATGAGCTGATTGACGTAGCATTCGATATCCTTTGTGATTGGTTTCACTCTGCCGACCACAGTTTGATTCGCTTTAATCAGGAAGCGTTCAAGCGTACAGGGATTATCTGTCCGGAAGAGTACTTTACCGGTGAATATCGGTTGGGCGGAATCCCGTCGGGTTCAGTGCTAACGAACCTGGTAGGTAGTATGGTTAATAGCTTGGCCATCACTTATGCTTGCATGGAGCAAGGGGGACGGGTCGTGGACTCGTTACTTCAAGGTGATGACGGCGTCTACGTCTTTGAAGGGATGCGTAGTCTGCCACGGCTATGTAAGATACTACTTACACACTTAGGCCTAATTATGTCACCAGACAAGTGTTTATTTGATTCTCATACGGTGACGTTCTTACAAAACGTCCATACGCGGGATTTCATAATGAATGACTTGAATGTTGGCGTACGTCCGTTGATGCGCGTATTGAATGGGATGATGTCCTATGAGAAAGCGCGGAAGACGGATGGTTCGTGGTTCCCTGTTATGGACTCACTGCGGTGGCTTCAACAGCTGGATAATGCTTCGGCACATCCATCATTCCGGCTAGCCTGCCGGTGGTTGTTGGACCACGACGAAGATGGTATGAAGGAGGCGATGGTCGCAATTACCAATAACGACCAGGATCTCCTTCAATATGCGGATACCATCTTAGGTGGTGGAGACGAGAATAAAACCAGGATCTGCGACTTGTATCGGAGTCAAGTCGTTCGTTGCTGCACGGCGTTGATCGCAGAGTCTTGAGTGTCATACGACAGCAATGTCCTAGGAGGTTCTAATGCGACGGCGCAAGAGGAGAGCTTTATATGTTTCGCAACCTAGTAGTTCATCTGACGCGTCATGCGGAGCGTGCTCTTATGGGGACGCAACGCCTCTGGCGCCAGTTTCGGTTTCGCCTACGGGGTTTGCGAATCGCGTTCAACATCCATTTCCGGGATGGGAGACGCCTTTTATTGGTGATGAACGTGACTTTCACGATCTCACTCGTCGCGTTAGTGCTGGCGCTTTGCCTCTACTTATTTACGGGACCATTGGGACCGTAATTATGGCGGCAGCGGCCCCATTTGTGGGCCAGATACCTCTCATCGGCGGTTTTACGTTGGCCACACCATCCGCTTCTGAGACGATGTTCTACGACCTCGATCTTGGCGCGGATGGAGGGTTCCAGTATCAGGCTTTTCTGGCAGGTCAAACCGTC